CCTACCTGCAGACACGATTCAAATGTCCTAAACCTACTCAGGTTTCGGTCAATGAGAATAACGAGGTAGTTCGTATTTACTGATTAGCTACATAGTAATATGTGGCATTATCAGAACGTACCATTCGAACCTACAGAAGAAGAACTGTCTCAGTGGCAGGGGTTCGTCTACATGATTACCGAAAGGTCATCTAACAAGAAGTATATCGGTAAAAAATTCTTCTGGAGTCGCAGGAGACTCCCGCCATTGAAAGGAAAGACCCGTAAGCGTATTGTAATAAAGGAAAGTGATTGGAAGACCTACTACGGATCCTCAGAGGATCTGAAGACCCTTGTAGAGGAAAGAGGTGATGATAATTACTATCGTGAGATCCTGAGACTATGCAAGACCAAGGGTGAGTGTTCCTACTACGAGGCAAAGGAACAGTTTGAACGGGATGTCCTATTAAAAGATGACTACTATAACGAATTCATAGGATGTAAAATACATTCAAAACATTTGAGTAAGTAATGCATCATGGTATAATCTTTTCCATCTTTCGGGTGGAGTATCCATTATCTAACACCAATCCTACTAAAGGACTTCCTAGCACACCCGCAACACGTGACGGTGATGCAGTGACCAATTTTCTACATCCTGCAAGTCAGTGGCGAGGACAGTATGGTCGCAGTGGAGGTTCACATAAAATTGCATCTCACCTACGTGAAACAGGTGAGTGGGACGTAGAAGTTGTAGACTTCTGGGATGCATTCTCTTTTAAAGATATGGTCGAGTTACTAGATCAACGTATCACCAAGGATACAGTCTTTGTTGGTTTCAGTCTTCCGTTTACTGCAAGACATGCGAAACAGATCAACATGCACAAATACATCAAGCACAACTATCCGTGGGTTGCAACCGTTGCGGGTGGTATGACCTTTGCAGCTATTTCATTGTGTGAGGTAGACTACTATGTGATAGGTCGAGGTGAGTATGGTATGGAACAACTCTGTAAACGTCTCACTAACTCTGGAGAAAGTGTACGACTAAAAAAGATGTACACCGGAAAAGGTAACAATGTAAAAGAATACAAGATCGTTGACTGTCGAGAGGATTATCCGGCAGAACCAAAACCCAGAGTAAAGGTTTCATTCGAAGAACGAGACTACATCACACCAGACGAAACTCTCACAATAGAACTGTCACGAGGATGTAGGTTCCAGTGTGCATTTTGTGATTACTATCCACTAGGAGTCAAGGGTGACTGGACAAGAGATCGTGATGACTTTGAGTCTGAGATGCGAGAGAACTATGACAGATGGGGTGTCACCAACTACCTTCTTACAGATGAAACGATCAATGACCGTACAGAGAAGATTGAGAAGTTTGGTGCAGTCGTAAAGGATCTTCCATTCAAACCAAGATTCGCAGGGTACATGAGATCTGATCTACTCTTATCTAGGGGTCAACGTGAGATAGATGCTCTCCTAGAGATGGGAGTGATGGGTCACTGGTACGGAGTCGAATCTCTGAACCACCAGTCTGCGAAGTCAATCGGTAAAGGTATGGCTTCTGAGAGGGTGAAGGAAGGTCTACTTGAACTAGACAAAATCTTCACCGTCAATATGTCTTTCATCTTGGGTCTACCATATGAGACTCTGGAATCTATGAAAGATACCCAAAGGTGGGTGGATGAGAACTTCAGTCATAGGTACGTCAACATGTATCCATTGGAGTTGGGTCGGGATGCAAACGGAATAGATATCGCAAGTAAACTAGACGTTAAGTCTGAGTACAGTTGGACAAACATATTGGGAATCACAGAGTGGGTTCACCCTCATCACGGATACACGTCCAAAGATGTGCGAAACCTGCAGACTGACTGGTACAGAAACTCTTACCATGGTATGCCAAGTATCTGGTCATTACCTTGGATAACTTCTCTTGGCATGGATCCAGATATGGTGTATAATGTGAGAGATAGGTCAACGTTTGAGACCCTATTTCCGGAGTCATCTCAGGATATATGGAACAAAAAGATAGAACATTATCGTCTAAAGAAACTTTCTATATAGCAAATAGATCTAAAAAATATATACTTTTTTTCAAAAAACGCTTGACTTCTTGTTCTGGAAATGAGATAATTACTATGTAATTGAGAGTGAGGATATAAATTATGACTGCATTTATTAAAGAAGAGTTTGTTTGGGACGGTATGTACTTGATGTACAGAGGTGCCCACGAGAACTCTAGGAACATGGAAGATGTTCACCCAGACTGCCACCCATCTTGGGTCGGTAAACCCAAACCTGAGTTTATCGCAAGGTTCAAGTATGGGCCATACAAGCCTTGGAAGGCGTGGGTTAACTTCCTAGTGAAGAACGTTTCTGTTGAAGAATACGTTGCGTTGGAAAAAGCATCTAGTCCTGTGAAGGCAATGCGTGAACTTGGTTATGGAGGAAAGTGCTAATGGGAATTCATGTGAGTGTGTATAGACAGGTACCGTATGGTAACGATTTTCTGGACAATATGGACACCACCGCAGGTGGTGAGTCTTCCAAATACAAAGGGTTCTGTGTGACAAACGCAGAAGGGCCATTTGATCCGTGTGATGAGTATCCTGCCGCAGAACTTGTGATGGCAGAACCTATCGGTGGTAGGAAGATACTGAGGTTGATTCCGGAGTCTGCGAAAGGTAAGTGGACTATGTTTGGTGGGAACTATGCGGGTACGAGTGACTCAAGGTTCTCAAGACTTTGTGACCAGTTACTTGGTGGTACGTTCTACGGTGCGGTTGCAATTCACGACAGAGTGGAGGGATAGAGATGCATAGTAAAGCCCATAAATTTGAACCAAACGAGATGTGGTTTTCGTTACTTGGAGTTGCTCTGGTGACTCTAATGTATCTATTGTTTGTCGAGTTTGCGTTGAACATACCCGATGTTCATACTAGTAATTCCACTGGGGAATGTGTTACGGTCATCAACTACGATGAAGATGATCAATTCTCCTGTGAGAACCTACCACCCAAGTACAACCACGTTTGGGTTCAGTAATAAAAAGTGTGAATATTATAGCAAAAAGATCTAAAAAAAGTATTGACACCAACCCCGTTTCGTGAGATAATACTACTGTATTTTGATGATGAGAGAGTGATTTATGAAAGAGATGATGATTGAGAAGTTTGCTGCGGAAGGTTTTGAGTTGACTGTTGATGCGGAACGTCCTTTTGCGATGTGTGTGCGTCCTTCACCTCGTGCCCGTCTGGGTTACAAGATTGAGTTCAACTATGTGTTCGGTAGTTTCGAACGAATGAACCAGTATCTTGAAGAGTTTCTTGCGGGTATTGAACGTGCGAAGAAAGTCAAAGAGGAACGTAAACTTGAACGTGCCGCACAACGTGCTGCTGCCAAGGTTGCGACCAATGTCGGTGACATCTTTGTTGCGTCTTGGGGTTACGAACAGACTAATGTCGATGCCTATCAGGTTGTTGAGAAGAAAGGTGCGACTGTGACTCTGCGTGAGATTGCCCTTCAGACTGTTGAAGGTAGTATGGTCAGTCACGGGATGGCAGATCAGGTTGTCCCTGTCAAAGATGAGTTCATTGGTGCCCCGTTCAAGAAACGACTTACTGGACGTGGGATCAACATCGACAGTGTTCGATATGCGAGTCCCATGGGTGAACGAGAGAGTTTTTATCGCAGTTGGTATGCGTGAGTTTTTAGAGGTGTGTTGTGAATGATTATGTTTATTACTTAGAAGAGGATGGAGAATTCCTGCCTGAGTTGTGTTTCGAGAGTGAGGAAGCTGCGATAGAGTATGCAGAAGCGAACGGAATGAATAACTATCAAGTGATAGAGTGGGACGTGGACTAGACGCTAAATTGGTAATGATTCCTATGGATGGTTGATTGCTCCCCCCTTTCCCATCACTCTTCGGGGTGGTGGGTTTTTTTTAATTTTATTTGGAAGATATATACTTCTAGACATCCTCAAAACACTATATACATTAAAGGTGAAAAAAATTATGGTACACTATACAGTGAAACAGGTCTACGAGATCTTAGAAGAATTTGAAGCACAAAAGAGCAAAGCGAAAAGGAAGGAAGTACTATTGAAGTACAGTGACAATCCTGCACTAAAAGATATCTTGAGAGGCACTTTCGATGACTCTCTCCAATTCCTTTTACCAGAAGGAAAACCCCCATACACTCCGAACAAACCGGAGTCGGTACCCTCTACCCTACTCAAAAAACACAAAGAATTTGGATACTATGTGAAAGGTGGGCCAGGCAGAGATATGCCTGCGTATAAAAGAGAAAACATGTTCATACGCCTCTTGGAGTCTATTCATCCCGAAGATGCGTTAATAGTTTTATCCATGGTGAACAAAGAGTCACCAGTGAAGTACCTAACCAAAAAATTAACAGAGGAGACCTTTCCAAACCTAATTCAAACCTAATTCCTATTAACTAACCAATGAGGTGTTGATGTCAGAAAAACAATTAGAAAGACTAAAGCGTGATAGTCATGAGTTGGATCATTATATCCAACGTTTGAAGAAAAAAGGACGGGATGACCTAGTTTACAAACTCTCGAAGAAACAGGCATTCCTTAATCAAACAATTGTTGATCAACAAGTGACTCAACTAAGGTAGGTGATCCATATCTCTTCACCCCACATAGGTGGGGTGTCGTATGGGGAAAGAGTAAATTATGCCAATATATGAATTTAAAAATAATGAGACCGATGAAGTGACGGAAGTCACAATGAGAATCTCCGAGTACGATGATTTCCTAGAATCGAATCCGCACTTAACCAGATACTATTCAGGTGTTCCGTCACTTGTCACTGGTAGTACATCCGCACTGAGAACTGCAGGAGACGGTTGGAAAGACCATCTCAATCGAATCAAATCAGGATCCGGTAGATCCAATACGATTAAGACTTAATCTATGACCAAACCACAAATTTTGAAGATCGATCATCTTCGGAGTATCGAACCTCTTACTATGTCCCAAGAAGTTGTTTTCAAAGCATGGGACGAAGGTAACCATCTGGTCATGTCTGGAACGGCAGGATCAGGTAAGACCTTTCTTGCACTGTACCTCGCACTAGAAGATACACTCGACAAGAGTACTACATTCGAGAATGTAGTCATCGTCAGATCTATCGTACCCACACGAGAGATTGGTTTTCTGCCTGGCACACTGGAAGAGAAGATAGATGCATACACTGGGCCATATCGACAAATATGTACGGAACTGTTTGAAGACACAGGTGCATATGATAAGTTGTCAAAGAACGGATCAATAGAGTTTATCTCTACATCACATATCCGTGGTACAACAATTAGTGACTCAATCATCGTAGTTGATGAGATGCAGAACTTGACATTTCACGAGTTGGACTCTATAATTACACGAGTAGGTCAGAATTGTAGAATCATCTTCTGTGGTGATTACTATCAGTCGGACTTTACTAAGAGTAATGATAAGGCAGGGATCAATCAGTTTACTGCGATCCTAGAGTTGATGAAGGAGTTTACTATGGTAGAATTTAGTTGGGCAGACATCGTAAGATCAGACTTCGTGCGTGATTACATAATGACCAAGGAGTCGATGAAGTAATGTTCAACATGAATTACCTTGAGGACTACTACGAAGACATGTACGTCCGGAGAGGGGATGGCACCTGCAAGTATGAGACAGACTTGGTGTGGTACTTACCTAACATCATGGCGACATGGTTGAAACAAGAATCTATTATAGATACTAGCGTAGCAGAAATTGGTATAGGTAACGGACTACTATCTAAGGCATACTTTGGTAACGAAGAACCCACATGGGATGGATACGATTTGTCGTATCGTGCGTGTAGGGAGTCTGAAGGATTGTACAAGTACATACAAAAACATGATATCAATAAGTCACCATTACCGCATAAATATGATTGTATTTTGGCGTGTGGTGTTTTTTCGTGGTATCACTTAGATCATACTTGTATTGAAAACATATACAACAGTCTAAATACAGACGGTATATTGATAGCGTCTATTCCGAAAGGAAGAGGGTATTGGAAAGAGAGTGGACTGGATAGACAAATACACTTTGATGTTGTTATGGAAACACACACGTTTCAGTCAGGTAAATTTGAACAACTATCCAGTAAAAAAGAATGGCAACACCATCAAATAAAAGTATTAAAAAGGAAAAATAACAAATGAACAGAGAAGCAGTTTTCGAACAATTAAAAATAGATGAGGGGGTTGTATATGAAGTATACAAAGATCATCTTGGATATGAAACTTTCGGAGTCGGGCACTTGGTGCTTGAATCGGATCCTGAACACGGAGAACCAGTTGGAACGCCCGTATCAGAAGATAGAGTCAGAGAGTGTTTCGAACTCGACCTTGACCTTGCAATATCAGAGTGCAATGCTTTATTCGGAGATTCAACGTTTGAAGGATGGCCCGATGAAGTCCAGCAGGTATTGGTCAACATGATGTTTAATATGGGACGCACCCGTCTGGGTGGTTTCAAGAATTTCCGTGCCGCTCTCGAAGAGGGTGACTGGAAAAGGGCTGCTGTGGAAGGACGTGACTCACGTTGGCACAAGCAGGTAACTAACCGTGCAGAACGGTTAATGGAACGATTGGAGAACGTTAACTAAACGTCAAGGAAAATGGCAAAATATACTCGTCACGATTCACGTAACAAGAAACGTAACAGTCATAAGAATCGAACCAAGTTTGATTCTGGGTATAAAATGAAAGGATCTGATTACAACAGATCCCGTGATAAAAGGATTGTAAATGAACGCAATATTTCAGTACATGGTACTCAACCCTAATGTAGATGAGAGGGGTACCATTGAAGGAAGATCTAGAACTCAGGTATACCGAGAAGTAGCGGATATATCTCGTAGATCTTTTCTAGAGTATGCAGATAAAATTGATGCTGAATATCACTATTCAGACGAACAGGTATATACTGCAGGTCATGATGATGCAACTGCGCTTTTATTTGAGTGTATGAGAATCGTCTATGATCCGATGTTTGACAAGTATGATAAAGTACTTTTTGCCGACACTGACATTGTAGTCAACACCGAAGAGAACA